CCGCCGCCCGCTCCGCAATAACTGGGGTGGGTTCAACTTGTGTCCCTGTAAACAGTAACAGAACGGTTCAAGGGGTTTCTCAAACTGTAAAAGAAGTCCAGTTTGTTAGTAACGCGCAAGCAATAGTTAGTTTTCACATTTTTTGTCCCACAAAATATCTCTTTGCCTGGTCAAAATAAAAGGAGGGGAAGCCCCTCCTTTTACGCATTCCCTAGCCGCTGAACAAAATGATCATAAACTCTGCGGTTGACCACTCGAAGCGAATCCATAAGGTCGTCCATAATGGCCCAGACTTTGGCTGGGTCCTTTCCCTCCACGGCTCGCAGGAAATCACTGTTCCCATATTGGCCCAGCCGTTCCGTAACAGGCCCCGCCGCCCTGGAGTACGCCGCTATCTGCGGCTGGGCGGCAGGCGAGCCAAGCAGCTCATTCCGGCAGGTATAAAGCGCGGCCAGAAGCGTATAGCGGCTCTCGGAACTCTCCTCTTGCTCCAGTGCCTGGATTGCCCACTCGATCTCTTTCAGATTTGGCGCGGACATCGCCGCACCCCCTTAGGCGTTCTCCAACTGGCGCATGAAGCGCTTGATGATCTCCCGATCCTGGTCGCTGGCACTATCCAGGGCCATCTCCAGGTGCTCCATCATCTGGCTTCGGCCATCGTCGCGGCTGTAGCCGCCCCGGGAGCGGCCACCACGGCGGGAGCTGTAATCGCCCATGCCGCCGCGGCCATCATCCCGGCTGTAATGGCCCCGGACATAATGCTGGCCCCGGTTGGCATGGCTGGAACCACGGCCATACTCGCCGCCGTCCTCGCTGTACCCCTCGCCGTCCTCGAGCATACAAATCTTGTCAATGTTTTTGATGGTGTCGGTCAGCTTGTGGGCCAGCTCCAAGTCCCCTGCGCCCATCTCGGGCTTGCGGGCGATTTCCTCCAGTTCTTCCCACAGCTTTTCTTTCAGCTTTTCCATGTCGTTCTCTCCTTTCAGGCCACGCGCTCAACAATCAAGTTGGGGTTGGCCACATTGATAGCCTGGGCGCTTACGTTCCTGACGGACAGGGTGACGCAGCATCCCTTGTCCACATTGATGTAAGCGGTGGAAAATACGTTGAAATATTCCTCCACGGCGGCGGGGGTGACGGTGGAGACCGCGCTGTTCAGGGCTTCCCCGTTGATGGCCAGGGCGACGGAAATAGCCCCCGCAGTCCCGCCGGTGGGTACGGCGATATTTCCACCGAAGGTTACCTTGTACCGGGCGCGGCACTGGTTGGTGATGCCACGCAGGGTGACAAGCCCGCTTCCCTCACGGTGGGTCACGTAACCACGATTACACCCAACAGGCGTTTCGGTGAAAAGCGCATTCTGGTTGGCGGCGACCGTCTGCACGGCGGAAGCAGTAAATTCAGGCATGATATCATTCCTTTCTAAAAAGATAGCGGCAGGGTATAGTTACCCCGCCGCTGTTGTCAAAATCGGCACGGGGCCGAACATTCCGAAAATCCCGGAAAGTTGCTTGTTATTGGATTTTAGCAGGAGCCGCAGCCACCGCAGCCGTTGTTGCCCCAGCCCGCAAACTGCCCGCAGCAATTGGTGGGGAAGTTCACGGGGGTGGGAGGCTGTACCACATAGGCCGGGGTGGGGCACTCCGCGCCGGTGCGACGCAGAATTTCAGCCTTGTTCGCGTCCATAGCCGCCATCAGCACAGCGTTCTGATTGGCCTGGGAAGCGGACAGTTTCAGAGACTGGTTCTCGCTCTCCAGAGTGCGGATGTAGTTGGCGTTCAACGCGTCCAGAATGGCCCGGCTGTTGGCGTTCTGGTTATCGATCACGTCCCGCGTGGTGTTCTGGATGGTGTTGGTCACGGCGCAGATGTCGGTAGCCATCTGATACTTCAGATCGGCCAGTCCAGCCCGCTGATCGCAGCAGCACTGAGCAAGCTGAGCCTGGAGAGCGTTCTGACCCTGCATCATTGCCATCTGGGTGGCGTTAAAGCCCTGCTGGGTCTGATAGCCCATGTTACAGATGGCATTGTCAACCCCGTGGAAGGCCTGCATGACGTTCATGCCCAGGCCGTTGATGGAGTTCTGCATGGAGTAGAAGCCGTCGCACAGGCCCTGGGTCACGCCGTCCAGCTTCCCGATGATGGTTTGGGTGTCCAGACTGCGCTGAAGGATGGATTCCGCGGGATAGCCGCCACCCATGCCGCCAAACCCGCCAAACCCGCCGAAGCCGCCCATGCCGCCCCAGCCGAACATACCAAAGATGAGGAACAGGATAATCCAAGCCCCCCAATCGCCGCCCCAGCCACCGCCACAGTTGCTGTTGGCGGCGCCGGTAGGTGTCACATTCATGACGGCAGGAATTCCGCTATTTTCAGTGCCAAGAGACATATACAATTCTCCTTTGTTGATGTATTTCTACTGCGTGGCCACGCATTGTAGACAAAAAGTGTTGATTTTTTGCGGATTTATGCTATAATACAGTTGTGCGGTGGCGGAATAAGTAGACGCTATGGTGACGGGTAGAGCAACACCTATGATCCTGCTGTGGGTAAGGCCGTTAAGCGGCCTCTGGTTTGCGGGCCGCTTAAATGCGCGACGGGCGTTAGATGGCAATTTGCTTATGCGGGGTGTAAATCCCCGCCCGCACAACAACTGTCCATTAGTGGGGCAGTTTTTTACTTGAACCCGAACATCCCTTTCAACCCGCTCAGCGGTCCTTCCATCTGCTTTGCCATCTGCTGGGCCTGGTTGAGCTGCTGTTGGTTGAGCTTGCCCGAAGAAAGAAGTTGCTGGATCATCTCGTTCGGGTCTTTGCCCTGGTTCTGCTGCATGAACTGTTGGAAAGCCTGCATCATGTTTCCAGGGCCGCTCTGGGGGCCGTTTGCACCGCCCATAGCCGTCATAAACGGGTTCGCCATATTTATTCGTCCTCCTTATTTGTGGTGGCCCTGGCGGGCTTTTTAAGCCGTTCTTCGAGGTATTTGTCCAGCTTGTCCCATGTTACGATCTTATCCCAGTCGATTTGTGGGACGGGCTGGGCAGGCGGGCCGTCCGTCCGCTCCACCAGGTCATAAACTACCGTGGATGGTTTGCCAGTGCTGTCAGCCTTACGCAAATAGATGACCGGGTTGTTTGCGTCCCACAGGGCCACCGCGCTGTTTGGGGCCACAAGGTAGCCGTCCGCCTCTCCCTTGCCGCTCACCCAAATAATCCCGCCGTTCTGCGGTCCGCCAGTCGGAGCAACTGGCCCCATGTTGGTCTGCATTGGCTGGGGTTGCTGCGCCATCTGCGCCCCCTGCATCATGGGCTGTATCTGCTGCTGCCGCAGCTGGGCCAGCTGGTCAGGCACCGGGCCGGGGTAGTATGGTGCGGGCTGGTAGCCCCCGCATGGGTACGGTTGATAGGCCATTGTAAATACTCCTTTTACTTGATCGAGCAAGCAAGTTTTTGGATGGAATTGCTATAACCAATTGCGCTACAATGGTTTTTTTACTTGCCGGTAACTTTCAAGAACGCGTCCAATAGTATGTTGGAACTTCTCCCCCGCTGTTCCAGCTATCCCAAAATTGCCCGTCCACTACAGCCACCACATGGCGTCCTGGCATGGAAAGGATAAACGTTCCATCTGGGTGGTCGGCGGCAAAATCCGCCACCGTGTAGCAGTCCGGGCAATCATCTGGCATCCAATGGCGGGTAAAGCCGTGGTCTTTAAGGTACGGCCCCCACACACTGTCCGCGTTGGGCAGGTCTCCCCGACTAAAACCTTCCAGAGACAACCCAACATAGGTTTCTTCCCAGGTCTGTCCCAAAGCCTTTGCTATAGCCCGAACGGTGCAGTCTCCCACGCTTTTCCCTGCCGGGTTCGGCTGGTAATAGGCATAGTTACCCATCGTTTGGCCTCTGCCGCTGGCCGCGCTCAATCTCGCAGATATACCGCTCCAGCCCGGAATCATTTCCCTGCCGCTTATACCAAAACACGGTGTCAAAAGCAGTTTCCGCGTCCATTCCGGCATTGATCAAGCGGTCAATATCGTACATGGGGATACCTCCCAAAAAAGAATAGGAGGGCACAGAAATGCCTGCCGGCGTGGCAGCCTTGCCGCCTAATTTCTGCGTCCTCCTATGGTTGCATGATAACAAAAAATCAGCCCTGTAAAGGGCCGATAAAAGAGGGTTGTTTGTGGATGAAAAGGGCACAAAAAGCCGCCCCGTTATGGGGCGGCAGGTAACCGATCCCTTCCATGCGCCCCGACAGCTTCATAGAGATAGCGGAAATTTTGAACCCCCTCCGCAACGGCGGAGGGGGTTTGCGGAAAAGTTGCTCCGTTATGTGGTAGCCAGCATTTCCTCCAGTTTTTCCCTGTCCCACAGCAGTACGCCCGTGGCCTCGGCAAGTTCCTTTGCGCCTGCTGTAAAATATTGGTTTGTCATGACAACACCAACTTGACAGTGATAGAGAGCTTTTCCGGCATGAACTTCTTGTACCGGCCCGTTTCCAAGGTTAGATGAATAGCATTTACACTGGATTGCATAGCGGATTCCGTCTTTGACGGCCAGCACATCAACTCCCTGATCGCCGCTTCCTTTTGTAACCTCAACCTCAGTGAAGCCGTTTTTCTTTAGAAGCTCGGCGCACCAATATTCAAACTCGTGGCCTTCCATACTATCTACTTCAGCGACTGTTCCAACGACAGATTCATACTGTTCAAGGATAGTCAAACAAGCCTTAGCAAAACAATCAGCTTACAACGTCAGATTTTCCAGGTAATCTGCACGTCTCCTCGGCCTACCCGAATATTATCAATCAGCGCATCTACGACTGTCAGTTTGTCGTCCATGTCGATTCTCTCCCAGTCGTTTATATACCCACTGATGGTTTCCATGTTCCGTTTTCCATACATCTCTGCTGACATTTGAGCGATTTGCTCCCGGACATTCTTCTTCTCCTCGTCGAGGGCGTCAATCCGCTCATTGATATATTCCATCGTCGCCGGACTCGCAGACACGATTTTGTCTATGAGCGTGGCGATTTCTTTTTCAATCTCGTCAGCCCGGACTTTCAACTTATTCAGCTCAATGGGGTCTCCCTGCCGCTCTTTTACCGAGAGTTCGGTGAACTCAGCCAGCTTTCTCCGCATCTCGTCGAACACGATGTCCTCAATATCCGAGGCTTGGACAGCTCCAATGCCGTCACAGGAAGCGGAGACATACTTGGTGCTGCATACATAGTACCGAGCCGGAACAGTGCGTTTCCGGGGGTATGCTCTCAGAGACAGAGCGTGCCCACAGCGAATACACTTTATCTTCCCGGCGAGCCAGGTGTTTTTGGCCTTGACCGGCTTTGCAATCTGGCGCACATTCAAGCATTTCCTCCGGCACCGAAGCCATGTATCCGAGTCAATACACCCCTCATGCGGAGCGATGACCAGCACCTGACCATCAAGGCAAATGGCTTTCCTTTGTGTAGCCTTGTCCCCGGTGTAGAGGTAGGCACCATTAGTGCCAATGAACTGAGAAACATCGTTGACCACCTCGGTTCCCTGGGCTCGGAAGAACTCGTATACATCTGCATCGGCCTTAACATATACCGGGTTAGTGATGATGTCACGCACTCTCATCCGACTGAAGTTGTGGCCCGACTGGTTCTTTATCCCGTGAGTGCTCAAGTATTTGATAACGTCGGAGAAGGATGTCTGCGGCTGCGAGTACAGAGCATAGATGAGCTTGACAATCTGTATCTGCTCTGGGATGGGGCGATACATACAGGTCTTGATTCCGTCCATAACGATGTTCTCAAGCTCATATCCATACGGCACTCTGCCGCCCATATAGAACCCCTTTCGGCTGCGAGAGCGATATGCGTCGATGACACGCTGCTGGATGGTCTCGCGTTCAAGCTGGGCGAAAACCATGACTATCATCAGCATAGCCTTTCCGATGGGGGTTGAGGTATCGAACCGTTCTGTGATGGACACAAACTCGACGCCATACTTCTGGAGCTCGCTGATGACGTTGGCGAAGTCGAGCACAGACCGGCTGATACGGTCGAGTCGGTACACGATAATACGACCAACACCACCAGCCCTGACCTCGGCCATCATCTCCTGAAAGTCTGGACGCTCTGTGTTCTTGCCGCTATAACCCTTGTCACGAAATACCTTGTGCTGGTTGTTGCCAACCTCACGCAGACACAACTCGATTTGGCTCTCGATAGAGATGCTGTCCTCCTTGTCTACAGACTGGCGGGCATAAATGAAATCTACCATCTTACATACCTCCACTATTTCTTCTTGGACTGGTACTTGCTAAAGACGGCGTACAGCACTTTCTCTATATAGTTCTT